TACTACTCGTGGTGAGCGGCCTATTCCGCCTAAGCCTGAGGGGCCGAAGGTTGATTATCTTGCTGAGTTGGCTGCGGAGATTGTTCGTACGCGTCCTGAGTTGGATTACGAGCAGCTTTACAAGCTTGCTGGCAAAGATGGCGTTAATAAGGCTGCTGACAAGCTGATTGCTGAGCGTGTGTTGGTCGGCCGGGATATTCGCCGGTTGCGTCGTAACGCTGGCATTAAGGCAATTATTGGCACGGGTGTTGTGTTTGGTAACCCGGTGATGGGTGCGGCGTGGGGTTACGCGTCGTATATGTCAAAGCAGCGCAAGATTCGTAAGGCTGGTCGTCAGCGTGCTGCTGCGTCTATGGCTACGGCCTTGCGTCAGCAGGCTCGTCAGTTGTTGAAAGAAGCAACGACACCTGCTGAGCGTAAAGCTGCATCGAAGATGATGTCGGACGTTCAGTATGTTGATTCGTTGATTGCCAAGGAAGTTGAGAATGCTTCAAAGATTAAGAATGCGTTTGAGGCTGCTGATGAGTTGATGGAAGAGGCCGGGTTGCCGTCGTTGCAGATTGGCAACATGGCGTTCCGTAATGCTATGGGTGACGATCAGCGGTTTGCAGAGCAGATCCGTGCTGAGGTGTCGGCTAATGCTCAGATGTCAGCTATTTATTCTGGTTCGTACAAGACGCGTCGTCGTAATTACGAGAAGTACGCCGGTGCTGATTGGGACGTCTTTGACATTACTGAGGATTTGGTGATTGCAAAGGGTCGTGCAGGCGAGCTAGATACCAGCGTGTTCGGTGAGAAGTTTGACCGGATGTTGAACCTTTACACGACGAACACGAACACTCGTGAGTTCTATGAGGTTGTGTGGGGCAAGGGTAGTGCTGCTGAGCGTTCTGCTGAGCTAGCTAACTTGCTGCTTGAAGATACTCAGTTGTTGAAGACGCTGGTTCACGACATGCGTGACAAGGGTCTTTGGGAAGACATTGGTGTTGAAGAAGTCCGAGCTATTGCGGACAACATTGTTACTGAGTACGACAACGTGTTGCCGCCGCAGTATCTGCCGCAGACGCGTTCTCGTGCAGAGTCCGGCATGGTTGGGTGGAAAGATGTTGAGCGTGAAATTGGTCGTCTAATTGAAGACGGTCAGCTTCTGCGTGGCGTTGAGCTTGGACCTGACCAGAACCAGATGATTGAGGCTGTTAAAGAAATCCGTACCCGTTACAAAAACTTTGGCAAGAGCATTGGCCCGAAGGAAACGATTCCTGGTGATGGTCGGTTTGACAAGCTTGGCAAGAAGGCTTCGCAGCTCACAGAAAGCTTGTTTGTTAAGTACGGGTCGATTCCGTCTGACGAGTTGGCGCGTCATCCGTTCTTTGCTGCGGTGTATGAGAAGGAGATGCGTCGCAAGATTGAGCCGTTGTTGGACGAGGACGGCATGGTTAATTTGTCTCAGGACGCGATTAACAAGCTTGAGGCGGATTCTCGTCGTACTGCGTTGCGTGAAACTAAGAAGGTTCTGTACGACTTGAACGAGCAGTCTCGTTTGGGCGAGTTGCTTGGTAACGCGTCACCGTTCTTCAATGCGTGGCAAGAGGTTGCTGGCCGTTGGGCTGGCTTTGCGGTTGACAATCCGACGTTTGTTGGACAGGTTGCTCGTTTGTACCGGAAGCCGTGGGAAGCTGAAGCGCTTGGGTTGACCGAGTTTGAAGACGAGAACGGTCGCAAGTATGTAGCGTTCCGTTTGTTTGGCGATGCGTTCGATGAAGACGGCAAACAGATTTCGATCTTTGACGCAATGCCAGAATCGGTAAAGAACAAGTTTATTCCGCCGATTCTGCGCGACTCGAAAGCTACGCTGCGGTTCTCTAAGGACGGCATTAACACAATGCTTCAGATGAGTCCTGGCGCTGGTCCGCTTATCACGGTTCCGTTGCGTGAAGCGGTGTTGGCAAACCCGTCGTTGGAATCTGCGGTTGCGTTTATGTTCCCGTTTGGTCATCCGCACGCTGACAACTTCTTGGAGCGCGTGTTGAAGATGAACGCTCCAACATATTTGAAGGCTGTAGATGACCTTGTGCGCGACACGCACACCAAGGAAGCTGTCGTTGCTCGTATGTTCCAAGACGTAATGTTGGAACTGCAAGCTCGTGGCGAACCGTTCGATTATTCCGACGAAGAAATGTGGAACGAAGTTCAGCTAGAAGCTGAAAACCGTGCCAACCAATTCTTTATGTTCCGCATTGGTGCCGGTCTATTTTCGCCTACGTCAACGACATGGCAGTCGCCTTACCTGCCGTACATTGAGGCGTACAACGAGTTGGAAGCAAAGTACCGGGGTCAAGACAACAGTTACACGATGGCGCAAACCGAGTTCTTGGATAAGTACGGCGAAGAATTCTTCTTGGCTACCGGCACGTTTACTAAGCTTAACGACGGCGTTCCTGCCACGCTTCGTGCTGAACAAGAATACGAAAAGTACCAGACTCTGATCCAAGGCGACGGCAGGTTTGTTGGCGACTGGATCACTGGCGCACTAGGCAGCACCGGCGAAGTCTTTGCATTCTCGCAGGTGTCATACAACCGACAGTTGTCAACTCCAATCTTCCCTGGTTCTGACATCATGCGTCGTGAACGCAAGTCAGGTCGTGAAATGTTTGCCGACACGCAATTGCAGTTGGGTTGGCGCGAATACAACCTGGCACGAGATGTTGTTAACGGCTACCAAGACCAGGCAGAAGAAGGTGGGCTGTCTCGTTCGTTGAACTCTAAGCATCTGCAACCTGTTGCTATTGCATGGCAGAACGAACTGGCGCGCATCAAAGCTAAGTATCCTGACTGGGCTAAAGAGTTTGAAGACATTTTCAAGTCACAACAGAATTTGCGTAATCAACTCAGCGGCTTTATTGCTGGCTTGCAATACGAAGAAATTCGTAACCGGCCTTCGTCGCGGCACTTGGTTGAATATCTTGGAACGCGAATGGAACTTCAACGAGAGTTGATTTCACGCTACCAAGCTGGCGGTTCCCGTGTTCTTACGTCTGACAGCAACATTGACCTGTTGACGTATTGGGAAGATTTCAAGGACCATATGGAAAGCAGGCCAGAGTTTAATCGCCTGTTCCGAAAGTATTTCTTGCGTGATGAAATTGATTTCATGACGTTTATTGACGAAGACGAAATGCCTGAAGGCTGGTTTGTGTAATGAGCGAAGACATTCCGAACTCACAATTGGGGTTCAACCCGCAACAGATGCACGCTGACATTAATCAGTACGCCAACCTGCTTGAAGCTGACATCATTGGCACTCGCGACAACATGGTTGTGTCGCCTGAAGCAAAGCGTGCAGGTGTTGACGAGGGCGCGACAAACATTACGCGCAAGACTGCTATTCAGCGTCTGGGCGAAATGAGCGAGCTACAGAAACAAGACCTTGCTCTAGATATGTTTATTAACGTGACCGGTGCGTACGGGTCGTTCAACGACATCTTCAACGAAGACGGCACGCTCAACATGGACACGTTTATGGTCGCGTGGGAAACCACGTTTAGTCGCGCACTGTCCTCCGGACCTCAAGGGCTAAAGCTTGAAACTGACTACGTCAACATTCTGTTGCAAGAAGACGAAGAGTCATCTGATCTAGAACTAGACAGCTTGATAAAGGTCGCTCAAACAAAGCAGGTTAACCAGTTGGGTGACGCTGCGTACTTTGCGACGGTGTTAGATCAGTCGTTGGGTACGTTGCTGGGGCGTCGGCCTACGGCGTTGGATGAGCGCAAGTTTATGGATTTCTTGACGACTACGTTTGCTGAGCGTCCTGCGTTGCCGGTCAATCTTGCTGCTGATGAGTTTGTGAAGACGGAGTATGCGGAGCAGTACGGTGAGGTTGATGAGCGTCGCCGTATGCGTGGTTTCTTGGATGCGGTTAGGAATGCGTGATGAGTGTTGAAAACGAGCTTCAAAGCATTGTCGACAAGGTAAAGGAACGCCGTAAAGGCACGTTGACGGAAGCTGCAACGACGCGCCGCAACTTGGGCGTTACGCTTATTGCTTTGGGTCTAATCGACCGTGATGATGCCCGTGATTATGGGAATTTGCTTGTTCCCGGTCAGGCTAACATTGGAGATCCGAAAGCAATTAACGAGCTTCGGGATTTCATTAACGACAATTTCTCTGACGTAGATTTCGATGCGCTTCTTGCTGGCGAAACCGTCAAAATTGGTAATATTCGACTTCCTGGCCTTCCATCACGGACGCTTACTGGCACGACTGTTTCGTCTCTTGACGAGTTTCTTGAACTTGTTGCGCAGTTTGACGATGCTCCTAACGTATCTTTCTTGGAGTCGTTGAAAGAGTTTGATTCTCTTCAGGGAGCCATTAATGGGCTTCGGACTTCTCAAAGCGAAGTTGAATATTACGAAGAGCAGATTGACGCGCTTGAATCAGGTAATACGGAAGAAAAGGTTGCAGCCATTACGGCTGTTGAGCTTCCTGCCGCGGACCTTAGAAAGCTGGAAGAGCTTGGTACTCCGGAACCAGGTACGGCTTACGAAGATCTTGATCTTCAAATTATTTCGCAGATTGGATCAGCGCTAAGCAGTCTTGAACCTGTTACTGCTGAAGATGAAGACGCTGACCGCAAGTTTATGACGCCTCCGGCTGCACCGGAAGCTGAAAAAGATCAAGAAGATAAACCTGAGGGTGCAGTTCATCCGCTGTATGGGCGTGACACGACAGAGCCTGAACGGCCTGCTGCGTTTCACCCAGTGTACGGCGAAGACCGTACGGCAGAGCAAGTTGAGTTTGACACCGTAGCTGGTATGAGTTCTGCGTTTATTGAAGCGCGGGACGCTGCTGGCGACTTTGTGGTTGGTTTGACAGAAGACGGTCGGGCTGTGCGTCCTGACGATCCGTCTGCTGAGCGAACGATCCGTCTTGATGAGTTGTTTTTGCAACGCAACATTGACGAAACATCTGATGAGGGCATTGCTGAAATTGGCCGGTTGACCAAGCTAACTGATTGGTACAACGACAACTCGGCTGCTACGCGCACGTTTATCGAAGACTGGATCAACACTCCGTCTGAAGCCGAACGCTTCGACATCCTGAAATACACGATTGCCAACATTGAAAACGTGTTGCGTGACATTGGTCAGATTGGCAACTTTACTGACCAAGACATTTTTGACATGGCGTACGACATTCAGTCGGTTAACGATCATGCTGATACGACTTTGTTGCGTCGTGCTGTTATCGCAGAGGTCGAATACAGTCTTGACCAGTCAGCTACGTCAACAACGGCGCAAAGCGCGAACGATCTTCAGTCGCTTGCTCGTAAGTATTTCGTTACGTTGTCTGACGAAAAGGCTGCGGATTACGCGATGCAGATTTACGGGGGCACGCTGAGCGAAAGCCAGTTGGAAATGATGTTCCGTGACCAAGCTACGTCGCGGTTCCCAACGCTGTCGAACTATTTAAGCGACGGGTTTACGGTTGCTGATTACTTTTCGTCGTACGAAGCAGAGATGGAACAGATGCTTGATCGCCCTGTCGATCTTTACACCGAGTTCCCGCAAGTGTTTGATTACGTTACTGACACGGGCGAGCAGCGGCCCATGACGTTTGGTGAGATGCGCGAGTTTGCTCGTCGTATGCCTGAGTGGCAGAAAAGCCAGCAGGGTCAAGATCAAGCGCGAAACATTTCGTTTGCGTTGGCGCAAATGTTTGGTCAAGCCGCATGATTCCTGGCGGTGATGCACTAAACAAGGCGCAGGGTACGCGTGGCGCGTTTGCTCATGCACTTTTGAATGGGCTTGGTGCTCCTGCTAACGAAGCAAACGTGCGTGCAATGTTGGCGTGGATGACTGGCGAGAACACTCGTGCAGCTAACAACCCGTTGGCAACGACGCGTGAAGGATTTTCTGGTGCAACTGACTTCAACTCAGCTCGTGTTAAGAATTTTCAGACCTTCGCTCAGGGCGTCGCAGCTACTCTAGAAACTTTGAATCTGAGTTATTACACTGATGTTGTCGCTGCGTTGCGCCGAGGTACGAATCCTCAAGAACTACACGGTTTGGTTGCGGCTTCTCCGTGGGGGACGAAACACTTTGGTTCTGGCGATTTAAGTTTGCAAACTACGCCGCTTGGAAATCCTGCTACTGCCCGAATTGCTTATCAGAGTGATGACATGATTACTGCTTCAGATTACGAAGACGCTTGGGTTCTGTTGAAAGACCAGTTGACCGAGTACGGGTTGGAAGACCTGTACGACTTTGCGTACGAAATGACTATGACTGGAGCGTCGGAAAGTTCTGTGATGATTCAGTTGCGTGACCAGCCTGCTTACAAAGAACGTTTCCTGGGCATGGAGCGGCGCAAGGCTGCTGGTTACCGGCCTATTTCGCCGTATGACTACCTTGAACTAGAGAAGGGTTATCGGCGTGCAATGACTGAAGCTGGTTTGCCTGAAACGCTGTTCGACAGCAAGGAAGACTTTGCTGAGTTTATTGGAAACGATATTTCCGTAAACGAACTAGAAGAACGAGTTGATCTGGCTGCTGCTGCGTTGAACGCTGCTGATCCTGAAATTCGTAATCAGTTGGAAGAACTGTACGGGGTTGGTGGCGAAGGCGACGGCGAGTTGATCGCGTACTACTTGGACCCTGAGCGTACGGTCAACTATTTAGAGTTGAAGCAACAGCAAGAAGCTGCGTCGTTGTCGGCTGCTGCGGTTGGTGCGCTGGGCGAGGGCGGCGGTCTTAGTCGCGCTCAAGCGGAGCGGTTGGCTGAACAGAACATTCAGGCTCGTGAGATTACGGCACGGCTTGGTGGTCGTGGTTCGTTGACTCAGTCGCTGCTTGGGTCGGAAGGCATGTCAAGCTCTGAGTTTGCTGCTGCTGAGTTTGGTCTTGATTCTGAATCGGTTGCTCAGTTGCGTCGCACCCAACAGATTCGTCAGGGCATGGGCAAACGCCGTAGTGGATCTATGGCTACCCAGCAGGGCGTAACTGGTTTGGGTTCCGCTAACTCTTGACGCAATCATAAATAACCACTTACCATTACTTCTGGATCGGCCCTCATACGGGGTGAGCCGTTCCAATCCATTTTCCGCTTGCATTCCACCGGTGTAGGCGCGTACTAGAGGTGAGTGACATATGACAGAAGATACGCCTACCGAGGCCGAAACTGTTAGCCAAGAATCGAAGCCTAATTGGCGACGTGACCTTGAATCCCGCGCTGCTGCGGGTGACGATGCCGTTGCTGAATTGGCACAGTTGCGACGCGAGTTGTCGTTCCGAGATGCAGGTGTTGATCCCGCTTCTAAGCAGGGTCAGTATTTCATGCGGGGCTACGACGGCGAACTGACTGTTGATGCTATTCGTGCTGAAGCTAGTGAACTTGGGTTGGTTGGAGAGAGTCAAACTCTGCCAGTCCAGACTGCACCTATTGATTATGATGCAGAACAGCGGATCGCGCTAGCGTCAGACGATGCTGGACCCGTTACCGATCCCAATCTAGACGCGCTGATTCGTCAGGCAACTAACCCTGAAGAACTGCAAGCTGTGATGGAAGCCCACGGGTACACTTGGAACGCAGCAGTTTAAGCTGACGTAGGCCATAGAGATTAGGAAATCTCATGGCTGATTACGTTTCCAATATGACCAAGACCGGAAGCCTGTCTTCCGGCGCAACTACCGCGTTTGAGCAGCTTGCTTACTTTGCGCTGCGCTCGCAGCCGATGCTTGAAATGGTTTGTGACGTTAAGTCCACGAACCAGACCCACCAGGGTGCATCGGTCCAGTTCACCATTTATGACGACCTTAACCGCGCTATTACGCCGCTGACCGAAGGTGAAGAGATCACCCCGGTTGCTCTGAGCGACAGCAACGTGACCGTTACTCTTGCTGAGTACGGCAACGCTGTTGTTACTTCGGCCAAGCTGCGCGGCCAGTCGTTCATGAACGTGGACGCTGACGCTGCCAACATTGTCGGCTACAACATGGCGAACTCTATGGACCAGGTTGTCCATGATCTCCTTGTTGCTGGCACCAACGTTGCATACGCCGGTGACGCCACCTCGCGTGTGACCGTTGATGCTACCGACAACCTTGACGCTGCTGATGTCCGTAAGGAAGTTGCTGCGCTTCGTAGCGCTAGCGTTGCTACCTTTACCGGTGGCAGCTACCTCGGCATGATCCACCCGGACGTGTCGTACGACCTGCGTGACGACACCGCTGTGACTGACATTATTCAGTTCCAGATTCGTCAGGACAGCGCGGCTATCCGTGCGGGCAGCATCGGTACCTTCGGTGGTGTGGAGTTCATTGAAACTTCGCGTCTTGGCCTTGGCCTTGACAGCAGCACCTGGGCTGACGCTGGCGCTGCCAGCACCGTTGACGTGTACCCGACGATGATCCTCGGCAAGCAGGGCATGGCTAAGGCGCACTCGCGTGCGGCTGGCTTTGGCCCGAACCCGTCGATCGTCAACGGTCCTGTCACCGACATCCTGCGTCGGTTCCAGCCCGTCGGCTGGTACCACCTTGTCGGCTACGGTCGGTTCCGTGAGGCTGCGATTCGTCGTATCGAATCGTCGTCCAGCATCGGGGCTAACACCTGATAATCAGGTAATGTAAGATTTGTGGGGGGCCGGGAAGGTCCTGGCTCCCCACCTTTCTTTGGAGTTCTTATGGCTAGTGGCCTTTACGCAATTACGTTCTTGAACGCACTAAAGAACGATCTTGCTGTTGATCTTGACGACACGACTGCTGACCGGTTCAAGGTCATGCTTGTTACGTCTGCGTACACCCCTGACTTTGGCACGCACGATTTCAAGTCAGATGTTACGAACGAAGTGGTTGGTACTGGTTACTCGGCTGGTGGCGAGTCGTTGACTTCTGTGACGCTGACGCAGAGCGCAGGCACGATTACGTTTGATGCTGACGACGTAACGTGGGCGTCTTCTACGATTACGGCACGCGGCGCTGTCGTTTATGACGATTCGCTAACTGACGATCCGCTTATTGCGTACATTGACTTTGGTGCTGACAAGTCGTCGTCTGCTGGCGACTTTGTGCTGTCGTTTAACGCAAGCGGTATCTTTACTCTTGATCTGACTCCGTGAGGTGAGTGATGGCTGCAAGTATTAACTATCCAGGAACGTTGGATGGCGACGCTGATGTTGGTGGCGGTAATGAGCCTGATGGTGCTACTGCGCTAGACGACAATACGTCTGGTCATCCGAAGCATTCTGTGTTGCATCAGAATATTGGTGAGGCAATTCAGAAGCTTGAGGAGAAGGTTGGTGCTGGTGCGTCTACGCCGAGCGCTAACAATGTGCTTGTAGCTGATGGCGTAAATTCAACGTGGGGCAAGATTACTGATGACATGATTGCGTCTGGTCAGTCTCCGACGTTTACGACGGTGACTGCGACGGACATCACGTTGGGTGGTCAGGACCTTGGCGAGATTCAAACGTACACCCCGACTTGGACAAACGTTACGGGTAGTTTCCAAAGCGTTGGCGCTTATTACGCGTACGTCAAAGACATGGTGTATATGTCGATTGAGGCCGAGTTGAGCGCTTCGACTGGCATTGGTGACGTTCGTGTGAGTTTGCCGGTTGCTGCGTCTGACACTCACCAAGCGTCGAACAGCATGTTGCAGGTTCAACTGTTTGATTGGGATACCAACATTTATTATCAGGGTATGGCTACGCCTGTTGATGCGACCACGATTCAGGTGCGTCGTCTTGCTGTAAGCGGCAGCAACATTATGGGTGGGCCGACGAGTGCAACGTTGCCACATACTTGGGGCGATAACGACAAGATTCTAATTACCGGGTTCTACCGAGTAGGAAGCTGATGGAAGTTACGCCACAGGAGGTTGTGCAGGTGATCCGTGAACGGTTCCCGCTGCACTTTGAGATCGCCGTTCAGGCGGTGCAGATTGCGAAGTTGTCGCAGCCGCAGGAGGCTGCTGAGGAAGACTGATGGCTACGAACTACCCAGGATCGTTGGATACCGGCACGGAGCAGCCGTCGCCGTTGTCTACGACGGAGATGGACGATGCTGGGTTTGAGCATGATGTTGTCCATACGAATCATTCTGGCGCGATTATTGCGTTGGAAACGAAGGTTGGTACTGGGTCTTCGACTGCTGTTGCTGATTCGGTGTTGGCTGGTACTGGTGCGGGTACGTCTGGTTGGTCGACTGCTCCGTCGCTTGCTGGGTTGACAGTTGATACGGACACGTTGCATGTGGATGCGACGAATGATCGTGTCGGTGTCGGCACCACGACGCCTAGCTATAAGTTGGATGTGGACGGGGACGTAGGGATCGATAACGGTCAGTTGGTGTTGGGTAGTTGGGATTCTGGCAACACGGACATTGATGGGATTTTGCCGGGTAGTACGTTTGGTGCGTTGGTGCAGGGTCAGCCTTCGGGTCATTTGACGTTGGCGATTCGGGAAAATGACGCTGCCGACTCTTTCAGCGTGATTTCAGGTGGTGGCAACTACTTGACGGACTCAACGTTTGACACAGTGGTGTTATACGCTCAGGCTGATGGCAAGGTCGGTATCGGCACCACGTCGCCAAGCGTCCCGCTGCATCTCAACATTGGCACCGACAACAACGGCATCATCGTTGAATCAACGGACGCCACAGCCCGCATGTCGTTCAAGGACAGTTCGACCTCGGGCAACACGCACGTTGGTATTGGTGCTGTTGGCGACGATCTGAGTTTTTGGGCGAGCAACGCTAAGCGTGTAACGATTCAAGGCGCGAACGTCGGTATTGGCACGACCTCACCGCCCGACCGGCTCAGCGTCGGCGACGGCAGCACCGCCGGGTCGTTTCGGGTGCACGCTACGGGCGGCGGCGAATCGTTCCGTGTTAGCGGCACAGTCGTCCGATCGACGAATATCCGCGACCTTACGACCGGCTCGGCGGCGAACGTTTACGTCGCCACGTCGAACGCTTCGATGTATCGGTCGACCTCGTCCATCAAATACAAGACGAACGTCGAGACGATGGAGGACAGTTACGCCGATGCCATCCTCGGGCTGCGGCCGGTGTGGTATCGGTCGCTCTGCCCCGACGATCCAGAAACCTACGGCTACTGGGGTTTCATCGCCGAGGAGGTCGCCGAAGTCGATCCTCGCTTGGTCAGCTTCGGCGTGCCCGACGATTACGAGCAGCAGTTCGACGAGGACGGCGAACCGATCGACCCTGCCGTGGCAGATCTGACCGAACCCGAAGGCGTCCAGTACGACCGTCTCGTGCCGCACCTCGTCAACCTGCTAAAGCGCCATGAGGCTCGGATCGCTGCGCTAGAGGCGGCATAGCCCGATGACCGCATACCGGTCAACAAACACCTACCGTCAAGACCTTCTCAGGTACGACGGCACGGTTGTAGTCAACGTCACTGTTACTCCTGCTGTCATTGCAGGCACCTCTACGGCACCCGCAGTTACTGTCAGCGAAGGCACGGGCGTTACCGTCACGCCAGCAGTCATCTCAGCCACTACAACGGCTCCTGCTGCCACTGTTAGCGAAGGCACGGGCGTTACTGTTGCCCCTGCTGTCATTGTCACAGCGGCGACTACACCGGCTGTCACCGTAGAAATTCTACTTGTTGTCTACGTCGACACGGTCACCGGCACCGCAGCACTGCCAGCAGTCACGCTTACCGAAGGCGCAGGCGTCACAGTCAACCTTGCAACTGTGTCTGTTTCTGGACTGATTCCAGAAGTCACAGTTTCAGAAGGCACAGGCGTAACAGCAACTGGCATTATCGAAGCACTTGCAGCATTCCCTGCGCTCACCATTACCGAAGGCAGCGGCACTTCTGTAACCCGCCCAACCATCAATTGTTCGGTCACAGTTCCCGACCCTGGTTTAGAGATGCGGATTATTCTGACTGCTGACGCGCCGGGAGCACTGCTAGACGTACTGCCGTACAACGTTATTAGCATTGAACGACGTTGGAAATCACGATGGGCTGCCCCTGCTCGCCGTGGAAAAAACATCTTTATTCTTACTGATAACACGGTCACAAACCGTCACCCAAACGACGTGTCAACAATCTCGCGTCAAATCTTGGGTGGTCACGAGTCGCCAACTGACCTAAGCTCAGAAGAACGAACGTTGTTGTTTAACGCTGGCTATTCATTTGAGGTTCGATAATGCCTAGATACGACTATAAGTGCAAGAAGTGCGGAGCTATTGAAGAAGCGATGCATGGCTTTGAAGACGAACCGACAATGTATTGTTTGGATTGTGGGCAGCCGATGGGCAAGATGCTGGGGATGCCGTATGTGGCTCCGTCGTCAACGCCTACTCGTTCTGGTGATGTTGATATGGCAGCTACTCGTCAGGCTGAGAAGGACAAGGATGCTGATATGGCTGCGTATAAGCGTCTTCGTAAAGACGGTGTGCAGCCGCCTAATATCAACGGGTCTGCGAAACTAGAGGCTAGAGCGGAAGAAAAGCATGAGGTAAACTCTGGTCACACGTTTTCTACTGCTTCTGCCCGTAAACGCAATATGGGCCTTGTGAAAGACATTGTTGACTGATGACCGCGCAAACTTGGATTGATGAAACACGCGATCTGCTTCTAACTGATTACGTTGAAGAACTGGCAACTCTTGGCGGTGACATGACTGTTGATCAGTCCACCATTTCGTTTACGTTGCCGTCTGCGACTCCTGCTGGCGTTGTAGCAGGCTCAACCCTTGAGGTCGGCACGGAGCTTATGTACGTCTTTGACGTGGCTACAAACGGCACGGTGACGGTTCAGCGTGGCTACAAAGGCTCTACGGCAGCGACGCACGACGCTAACGATCTTGTCACGATCAACCCAAAGTTTCCGGCGTATCAAATTGTAGACGCGCTTAACCACGAACTGCGCGACCTGTCATCGCCACAAAACGGTCTGTTCCAAATCAAAACCGTTGACTTGACGTTTGATACGGCACAAGACGGCTACGACATGACTGGCGTAACTGACGACATCTTGTCGATTTATCAGCTTACGTTCTCTGATCCTGGCTCAGAAAACGCAGAACCAATTCTTTCTAACTTCACTCTTCGTCGCAATAGAGACACATCGTCATTTGCTTCTGGCTACGCTCTTATTCTTCACGACGACGCATGGCCTGGAGAAACCGTTCGAGTTCAATACAAGACTGGTTTCGCAACGCTGACTGACACTACGACTGCATTGTCTACGACAGGGCTACACGCCGAAGCGTACGACCTGCCTGTGCTTGGTGCAGCAGTACGACTTATGTCGTCACGACCTATCCGTCGCGAGTTCCTAGACGAACAAGGCTCGTCACGATCTGCTGAAGAAGTCCCACCTGGCGCTATTTCTGCATCTATTCGTGACCTGCGACAGTTGCGCGAAGACCGAGTTAACGCTGAAGTAGCACGCCTACACAGCCAGTACCCCGTGTATTGGAACCGGTCACAAGGCGGCAAGTCACAGACGCACCTGTACCGGGGGTACTAGTCATGGCGCACGCGCCTGAACGTTTGCCAGTCACGATTGACGGCACGTCGTATCTTGTAGAGTCTTCTGGTTATCAACGTACGACGGTGCCTGTGTTGCGTGAGCAACAGGACAACTCTACGGAACCTGGCGAACAGCAACTTAATACGCAGATGTGGATCAGGTCACAGACTGACTGGTCGTACGGTAGCGGACAAGAATACTTGGACAATGCTGACTCGGATCGACGCCGCTTTCACGAGTCAGAAGGCGTAGACGTCTGGACAAAGGGTCAGGTGTCGTTGCTTCCAATCATGGAAGATAAGAACGGCGCTGAAACGTTTACAGATGTAGTTATGAAAGTGTTCGTTAAAGACGGCACTTCGTATATGTACGTTGCGTCAGGCCCTGACCTTTACTGGTCAACCACGTTTGCCAACGAAACACCGACATGGGTGCAGATGGGTGACCCTGCATCTGGCACGGCAGACGACATTGCAGACCTGGCGTCTGACGGCACAAACGTTTACATCTCGTACGGCACTCGGTACGCCACCACAATTGCTGTAGGTGCGGCTGCTACAACGCAACCTACAAACTTTACGAACAAAAACGTCACACTGTTTCGCGTAGTTGGTAGCCGTCTTATTGAAATGCATGGCGGCGAAGTGCAAGAACTAGACGCTGCTGGTAGCCCAATCACAGGCTCGTTGACGTACACGCTGTCGCTAGACGGGGCATGGGTAGACGCTTGTACCGGACCTAACGGTATTTATCTGGCGTGCAACACCGACGACGTTGGAACCATCTACTTTGTTTCGACCGACACCGACGGCAAACTTAACCAGCCATCACAAGTAGCTGACCTGCCGCGCGGCGAAACAATCAACGCAATCGAATCGTACGGTGGCCTGTTGATGATTGCCACCAACCACGGGTTCCGGCTTGCTACCATGCAAGAAAATGGCGGAATTGTATACGGCCCCGAAATTGTAGATCACGGCGGCATTTACTCAATTACTGCTGACGACAGGTTTGTGTGGTTTGGTGGAGCAGGCGGCGAAACGTACCGTGCAGACCTTTCAAAGTTCACAGAACCGCTTGTTCCTGCATACGCTAAAGACGTTGTATCGACAGGTGGCAGCCCAGGCAACGTGACCTGGATGGCCCGCGTACTTGGCAACACTTACTTTGTAGACGCTGCTAACGGCGTCCAGGGCGACGCTGCATCAGGCAACAAGGTTGCATCTGGCACGCTAACTGTTGGCGGTGTTCGCTGGAACAGCCAGTTTGAAAAGGTACTACGTCAGATTGAAGTCCGGTCATCTCCCGAACTAGCAATTGCTAGCGACACAGCATTCGATGCATCTGGCGAAACTTACGACGACACTGATCTTGTTTACGACGGTTTGCTGTCACCAGTATCAGGAACAATCAAAGTCAAAGTAACGACCGGTACTGGCGTTGACTTGTCCGAGTTGACGCTTGCAGATCGTACGCCATCTACCCTGGACTACTCTCGCAGCGATAAATATACGATCACTTTTACTCTTGAACGTGACGGCACAACGCTGACTGCTGGTCCTGTGTTGGAATCTTGGCAGGTCCAAGCGTTCCCTGCACCTACACGTATTGACGAAATCGTACTGCCGCTTGTATTAAAGAAGCGTGTGGCAAGCTCACGAGGCCACGGCGCTGCTATACAGCAAAACCCGAAAGCATTGTACGACTCGCTTCGCACGTTGATGATTGACAAAAGCGTGGTGACCTATGAAGAAGGTAACCATTCCAACCAAGTTGTTGTGGATCAGCTACAGTTTTCACCAGAGCAACTTTCAGCAGATGCTGATTGGTGGGAAGGCACATGCATAGTCCGTCTACTTACTGTGCCGTAAAACCACGGGAGGTCGTGGATGAAGAAGCTCATTATTGACTGCGAGACATCGCCAAACTTGGCGTACATCTGGGGACTGTGGAACCAGAACGTAGGTCTAAACCAGATTGAGAAGACTGGTTCGGTCATTTCGTTTGCTGCGAAGTGGCA